TGAGCTCTTATCAACTGAAATGACATAAGGCGCCGGGCCATCAGTGTCATCTTCCACATCGTAGTAGACAGCAATCTCAAGTATGGTACGCAACCCATCGGTGTTGTATGCATCCGCCTTGCGCCCTTCTATCTTGTCGTTGGCCGCTTCTGCTTTTGATACTTCTGGGCTATGCGGCTCAGGCGCCAGCTCAACATCACGGTACATGCCTGACTTCACCCGTTGGTTGTACTCCAACTTGGTGACGTATTGGACATGGGTTTTGCGCTCAGCTGAGTAAAAGTTTGAGGCAGCAAAAGGCAGCAAAATGTCATCTGATGAGACAAACATAGGCAATGGGCGCTTACGTCTTGCATCCCACGTCAACTTAATGTACTGCACACCAGACAACGGCATCTGCGTAGACATCTGCTCAAGCTCCGCCCTAAACTCTGGCATCTGTTTGGTCATTTGCCAGTTAAGGAACTTGGTCAGACGTTCTGACTTCTCAAACTTTGCTTTAGTCACATCCCCAATGACCTCTTGTCTTGCTGGGCCCATAGGTGGAAAGATTTCTTTCATCACTCGAGAGGAGAAATCAACACAGGCCTCAGTCAACATGGGGTGAACCACCTTGGATGCGCCTGTGAAAGCTGCGCCACCGGGTGCGTCATCGCCAAGCCCCGTCCGCTTTAAACCTTCTTCGTATTGCTCATCGCGACGCTTACGCGCTTCTTTATCTTTTTCAACCAACTCACACAAGTCAGCGCCAATGATGGCAAGCTCTGCCTCTGACATGTCTTCTGCAAGGTTGGCGTAAAACTCTGATTGACCAGGAAGCGGTGCGTCACTAACTTTGACCATTGCACCGCCGTCTTCTGTGTCTTTCACATCGCTTTCGTCGTCATCAACAGGCATCATTTCGCCAAGTTGCTCTTTCATTGTGTCGTCGTTGTCGGCCATGTGTTATCCTTTATGCGGCGTATGGGTTGTAGCGTTCAACCACTGGCTTACGAGGTATTGGTTCTTCAGGTTTGCGTGTGACAGAGACTTGGTTGCGGTCCGCAAGGAGTCGCAATGCCTGTGTTGTTGAATCCACGTAGTCGTCATGCTTGATAGATCGTTCACCATGAAAGCTGCAAACCTGCGCCATTAAGGGCTCAGCCCAAGTGCGAGGCTGCCCCGGTCGTTTTTCGGATTCTACCACCCAAACGTGCCCATGCGCGAATAAATGTGAAACAGCGTGAAGTCGTTGCAACTTATCTGCATGTCCCGGGTTGTATGGGTATGACAACAAGTCTTCACGAGCCAGCATCTGGCGTAGGCTGATGCCTGACCCTTTGTCCTCAATGATGAGCAAGTCAGGGCTGCGACCGCCGAACATCGACTGCTTAGGCCCTATCAATGGCGCAATCATTGGCTTCATGTCGTCGTCTCCGTAACGTACCTTGTACTCCTTCTTCACACGCTCAATCAAGTCAGGCAAGCCAAGGTGATCTTCCCAGCAATCAAGCAAAAGAAAGTTAGGCTTCTTCTCATGGCGGAACATACCCCACACTGAGCATGCAGTGGGGTCGGGGTCGTGATTCTTTCGATCGACAGACTTTTCGGTGAATGCCGTGTCAAGGCTCATCACTATGTACTCAAACCCGGGCAACGGCTTGTCTTTGGACCACAGCTTCCACCACGCACGTTTGATGATGCCTGACTCTTCTGGGTCGAGTATCTCAGCATGAATCTCTTGGCGACCTAATTGCGTGCCTTCATATTGCAGGATCTGAGCGCGGAACGTAGGGGCCAAGTTAGCAAGATTAGCGTAAGTGCTGGCTGTAGTGCACACCACATCTTTGCCATTACGTTTGACTAGGTCGTTCACCAATGGCTTTGGTTTCGGCGTGGTGGTACATAACAACTGCGGCCGTGTGCCTAGCCGCAAGCCAAACTGAATCATGTCCCACGCTTCGTCAAGGTACTCCCATGCAGCAAGCTCATCACACCAGCCGCCATGGAACTGAGGTCCGCGAAAGCGTTCAGGTTCTGAAGCAGCAATGCCCTTGAGCACTGACCCGTTGATCAGCTTAATCTCATGCAAAGAACGTGAGTATGAGTCTATGATCTCATTTGGGATCACGTTCATAAGTCCAGAGTCGCCTTCAAAGCACACATCACGTATATCGCCGGATGTAGGGGCAGATACAAGCCAACGACTGTTAGGCAACGACCACGCATTCCACCACGTTGCTTCGGCTGCTGATCGAGTCTTGCCTGCGCCTCGACCGGCGAGCAATAGCCAGAACGTCCAATGCGTTCCTGCAGGTGGGAGTTGGTGTGGTAGCGCGATTGATAGCCACTTAACGCGAGCTTTCATTGCCGCCTTGTGCTCAGGCGGTAGTAGATTGAGGTCAGGCCCTGACTTCAGTCGCTTGGTAAGAATGTCAAGAACTATCTGACTTGTCATTCTCTTGCCTTGCAGCCAGAAGGTCATTCATCAGGCTCTGTGAAAAGTCCACAACGTGGTCTACTTGTATGGGCCCATCATTTTTGCCCACAACTTCTACTTTGGCGTTCTCACGATACTGCTCTGGGAACCGCGCAGCCATTGACCGCGACCAAAGTCCGGTGTTCAGCTTTGGCCCGCCTGGGTTCTCGATGATGTGAGTCTCTGCGAGAAGTTCCCAGTAAGCAAGCGCATCGAGTCGTGCGTTTGCTAAGGCGGCCCGAAAATCTTCGTGAACAGCTTCCCAATTCTCGAGATTGCTGGGTGTGATGCCGAGCTCTGATGCGATAGCCCAACGTGATTTGCCGGCTTTGCCTAATGGTTCGATCAACGGGATGAGCGCCGAGTCGTACTTTGTGGGACGACCGAGGAACTTGCCGTTCTTGGAGGGTGTCTTTGTTACCATGTTGCGGATTGTAACCACGTTTGCGCAAGCTTGTAAACTGCTGCCTTCGATCCCACGGGTAACAGCAACAGGTAACAGTAGCCCAAAACTCTAGTATAGATATATATATATATATTAAAATATCTTTTATATTTATACTGTTACCTACTGTTACCATGTTATTTGTCAATCGAATCAATAACTTAGCGGGAAACAGTCAGGTAACAGGTAACAGTTAGAATGTCCCATTGTTCTCAATTTCCCGTGAAAGAGCACCCTCTGTACTCGTGACAATCAGCGGCCAATTGATCGCTTTTGCTGCTGTTACCTGTGGAGCTGTTACCTGCCCTTTACGTGTAATGAACGCCGTATAGCGTGAAGCCTTCCCATTGACCTTGATCAGTTTGCTTGGCTCTATGTCCCCATGCGGTTGAAGCGCCTTGCGAATGTATTGCGTCTTGGCTCTGTTATCGTGGCCCCAACGTTCGCATAGCACTGATAGCTGCGCCGGTGTAAAGGCCCCAATGCCATCCAGATGCTCATCAGTCCACGCCGCAAGGTCAGCTGCAAAGGATTCTAAAGGTGTCTTTGATAATTGGATGGCGACCTGCTTATAGCTTGTCATTGGCGCTGGTGCGTAGTGATCAAACCCACTGATGTCACGACTCATATACCAATTAAGCACAGCCGAAAAGCCTGATCCATTGTTGGCACGTGCCCACTTCATCATTGCTCCAACGCGTTCTAGTATGTCCTGCTGACTAAATGTTGGACACTTATAGATTGCTTCTCTTCGCGAAGAAGCCCCCATATGAGTGATGTAAGGCTTATTGGATGTGAACACATAATTCACATAGTTCTTGACGGTGTATTGCGCGCCGTACTTGTTGTTGATTGTGATCTCTTTGCCGGTGATCAAGTTTTTAAGCTTAGCTGAGTGGTCATCACGATCCGATGAGGGCTCATTCACAACAACAAAGACTTTGCCTTTCATAGCCCCGTTGAAATTACCAAACAAATCATCTGGCCCTAGCGTAGCAGCAGGCGCGTTCTCACCCAGCCCCAGCATTTCAGCCACAAACTCCGGTATGGCTGACTTACCCATGCCTTCCATGTCATGTATGAATTGCGGTGTTGTGTTGTTACGCCGCCAAGGAAATTGCACGACATTGGCAACCCAATCATGCCAGTAATCTACAAACGCCGGCTCGGCTTGGAAGAAGTACTCACAAAACTCAAGATATAGCGCCGGATCCCCGGGTGTAGGCTCATAAGCCCAGTCTTTGAAAAGGTTGTAGCACCTATTAGGCGTGATTTGAAGCCCTTGGTGCTCAGGATACATACCAATATGATCAAGTTTACAGCATCTAGCCCATTTTTTGTACTCATCTATGAGTTGCACCTCTTTGGACGAGGTGGCGCCGTTTTGCTTTTGTATGACTTGGATGAAGTAATGCTGTGCCGAGTCTATTCTTGCTTTATTCCAGTTCAAGATTAGGCCATCTTTGAGTCTGATCACGTCACCGTTGTACAACGCGTATTGCGTTTTGAACTCATACAGCTTGGTTTCAAGCGTGTCAATGCCGTTCATCACCGTTGATGTGGCTGTGAGTACTTGTCCGAGGTTGCCGTTGCTCAGCAAATGGTCATCAATTGCGTATTTGGTGCCTTTGCCTTGGCCAAAACGACCGACACGGCATAGGTGGACCTCAGCACCAAGTCCTCGAAGCGTGACTGCAAGCTTTGTTTCTGCCATGCCGACCTGCTCGTTAGGCTCGCCGTTGTCTTCCTTGCCGTCATAATCAAAAACAATGTAGACTTTGCGGTGCTTCTCTTGAAAGCTGGTCTTGCGTTGCCAATAGATCTTCATCAAATCGGCGTGGAGATGTAAGCCTGATCTGTCAGTCCATGATGTAACACCTGCTAAGCCTAAAGCTGCATACGGCAGCTGGTCAGCGACAATCTGCTTGGTCAGTTGCCATGCTTTGAACTCACCTTCAGTGATGATGATGGGGATGTCTACATCCTGCGCAATCTGTTTCCAATTGGTAGTCGGTGGGAAGTAGATGTGGCTACCACTGGCCCTTGCCTGTGAGTACTTCATCTTGCTTTTTGGCATTAGAAGCCGCACACGATTGAAGCCGGTTGCCAAGCCATCAATACCGTGGTAGGGCAACTTAACAGACCACTCCTTGGTATGACCTAACAGATCATAAGTGGCCTGCGGATCAAGGAGTTCTAGTCCAAGCGATTGAATATCTTGGTCTGAGAATTGCCTTGCTGTGATGAAGTTTTGATATAATTGCTGTGGTTGTGTTGTTTGGGCTGCGAAACCTGATGGCATATTCAATTCTCAATGTGCATTGACAAAGGCTCTACATAGCTACATGTAGGGCCTTTGTTTTTGGTTGTTGCAGAGTGGGTGGAAAGCCTTACTGGCGTTGGGTTTGGGGGCTGTTGTAGCCGCGATGCGTTCATGTCAATAGTCACAAGGTCCTCACAATGTTGAAGTGTACAGACCCCTACAGCTCAGTGCAGAGGCTCAAGGCTATTATATTGGCAGGCCATCACCATGTGACATGTGTCACACAATAAAAGTTTGATGTATAGTTGCACTTGTAAGTTGACTATTGAAAGGAACACATAATGATTGCGCCCTCACCCCCTACATACGTTTTTGATATTGATGTGCAGTTGTCAGACCCAGACGACGACAATGGCTTGCACTATTTCATTAACTATTGGAACCCTGTCAAATACAATTTGCGTTTGCACTTTGATAGCGTGAGCCGTCAACTCAAACAAGCTGAAATATTGGAGGATGTATAGCATGTGGGACGTACTTGTCACTGTGACGCTGATGGCATTTGGCGCAGTAGCTCTGATTGTTATCTGTGCCCTGATTGGGTGGGCGATATTCTGGATGCAGAACGGGGGGCGTGATGACTGACTTTAACCAACCTACCAACCCACAAGCATTTCCTAACCCGCACAGGACAGACTTAACAGGCATGACCTTGCGCGACTACTTTGCGGCGAAAGTGATGCAAGGTATTTGCGCTTCTGATCCGGTAAGTGCAATGACAAACGAGAGAATTGCAGCGGAATCTTACGATTTAGCAGACGCAATGCTAAAAGCGAGGGAAGCATGACACAAGAAGAAATCATTGAGATGTGGAACAGCGTTATCAAATACGCACGAGGCGAAGTACGTATTACAGAATTTGCAAAACTGGTAGCCGCCAAAGAACGAGAGGCTTGTGCAAAGCTGGTTGACCCGCTGCCGCATGAGCAAGTGTCTAGACGAACTCTAGAGACAAGAGCAGAACTCATACGCGCAAGGGGGCAAGGATGACACAAGATGAAATCATTGAGATGGCAATAGAAGCTGAATTTGTTTCACATGGAAAGCCAAGTGATGAAGAAAGTGAGTTGTTTGTTTGTGTTGATAAAGACATTTATAAATTT